GAATATGCTCAATTACTTTCGACAGCACATAGAATATTAGACGGAAAAGAAAGCAAACAAGTATCTAAAAATGGTAAAGTAATGGTTTCTTACTGGACTTTACCAGATTACAGAGAAGATAAGATATATCGTGCGGCATACTATAATCATCCTAGTTCTATTTGGGTGCGAAAATCTAAAGGACATTATTTATATTTACTTAATTTATGGGTACACTTGTGTAAAGAATACACAAACAGATACGATAAAGTTCATACTTGTTATAAAAAACTTATTCAATATTTGTATCAATTACCAAATAATATAGAATGTTTAGGGTTTATACCACCACCACAATGTATGCCTGACGAAATAAAAATAGCAGGCACAAATGACCCCGAAAAAAATACTATTGATGCTTATAGAAATTTTTACAAATCTCATAAAAAAGATTTCGCAACTTGGAAAACTCGAATACCAGACTGGTATAAATAACCTTTACAAATCAACAAAAACATGATAGCAGTTTTTTTAATGTTAGTGCATTTTAAATTTTGGCGCTGCGGATACTTCGCTGAAGGTTTAGTAGAAAGCGAAAATTTAGATGCTGCCAGCAAGGCTCTTTGGAATGAGCATCCTGGTACCTTTAGGTGGGAAGACGTTGAAGGTCCCGAAAACGAAAATAGGCTAACAGTGGAGGAATATAATGAGTACGGCTCTGATAGAGAAGTTGGGCCAGAAGCGGAACCTCGAGGCTGAATGGGCCTCAAAGTTATTAGCCAACGGCTCGGTAACGATTGAAATGGTGCAAATTCAAAAGAAGATTAATGAAGTTGCGCAAGATATAAAAGAAGACAGCGAAAAGAAAGACTAATTTTTGTTGTACTTTAAGGCTTTTTTGGATTAGTGTAAACTATGGCTAAGATACCTACATCCCGATTGAACTCAGCACCAAAAGAATATAGTGAAGTTGACTTTGATCAATTGATTGAAGACTTACAAGACATGATTAAAATATTGAATAGTACTTATCCGACTGATATAAATAATGAAAACGAAAGAAAGGAATGGTTTTTAAGTGGCTAATATTTTTAAAAATGAAATGGTTGACTTAGCGAATACTGGTGCTAATTTAGTTTATACAACACCTTCTGATAGTAGAGCTTTGATCAAGACTGTTCAGTTGACAAACGAAGGCGCAAACACAATGGTTACATTAACTTGTAATAATGGCACTTCTGATTTTAAATCTGCAATTCAAGAGATTTTAACCAATACACATACTAACTTGCTTGATGGACCGTTGGTCCTTGAAGAAAATCAAACATTATCTTTAACTGCTAACACAGCAAATACTGTTACTGGTGTTGTTTCTTTACTCGAAATAAATAGGAACGAGCAGTAAAGATACTTGTTCGTTTTTAAAAAATCACGTATATAAGAATTTAATGATTTATTTCTTCAGACATCTAATTGCTTATGCTTTTGTTATTTTTTTATTACTATGGGTCCTTACTATATAGAGAATATTTTTGAATAATATTTTTTTGAAAAATATAAAAATAGCCAATACCAATACCTTTTAGACTATTATTCAAGTATATCAATAATAATAACTGGTATTGGTACTATTTATATGCCAATACCGCCAATACCCGAGGCTGCTCGCAAGGTTGATTTTATTGTTTAAATTTATAATATGTTGCTTATATAGTATATAAATAAATTAGATTAAGAAAGGAGAAATATGACAATTAATCTAGCGATCAAACCAAAGGTTACTCCAAAGAGTCAATCTACGGTTGTTAAACCTAAGGCTAAAGTTAAAAAGCCAAAAGTAATGGACCCTAAAGAATTTAAGGGTACTTACAAATATGACAGAGATGCGAGAATACAAGTCACTGTTGATAAAAACCCAAAAAGAGAAGGATCTGGTGGTTATAAAAGATTTCAATTATATAAATCTGGTATGACTATTAGAGCATTCTTAGAAAAAGGTGGTAAGACTATCGACCTTGATTGGGATAGAGAAAGAGGTTTTATTGCTACAGAAGACAAAGACAAAGTCGGTCAAGCAAGTAAAACACCTAAAGCAACTTTCAATCTTAAATAGTTGTATATTGTTTTTTCTCTATATTTTATAAATACTTAGACGCAAAAGTTTTCTATTATTCTTTTGCGTCTAAAAAGGAGAAAGCTATGGTTACAAAAGATAAATTAGATTGGTGTTACTATTTTAAAAGTCTTGTCGGTGGTACAACTGCACCTGGTTGGATAAGAGTTTGTTCTAAAGATATGAACGAGGGCTTTTCTGTATTTACAAGACAAACTAGAGTTAAAGAACACTATAAAAAAATCGCTGATTCTGGTGTAGAATTTTATACATGCGATGACGATGATTTAGATAAAGAATATGGAATGTATTATGGTAATTTAGATTTCGATCCACTTATGGTTATGGAATCTCACAGTGGCCATACTAAAATGTTTCATAAAGAAAATAATCAATGGAAACAATTATAGAAAGGAGAAAGTTATGGATAGATTAATAAATTTACCAGACTTTGTAAGTAAGAAGGTAGATATGTTGACTGCAGCTAGACAATTCAAAAATGCAATCGACAAAAATTGCAGACGTATGGGTATGGATCCTGATTGGGAAACTAATATCTTGTTGTATAAAGATTATAATAATGATAGTCAAAGTGATAAAATTATTGTTGTATCTTTCGAAGCAGGACCACATGATTGGGGAGTTAGTTATTCTCTTGGCGGTTACCCTAAGAGTTATGCTTGGCCAAGTGGTAATCCTAATGATTGGTACTTAGAATGTTATTATGGTTTTGATGTAATGTTCTCTCCACTAGACCATGATAATGCGCCAAGTTTTAAATCTAAATATCTTAAAGACGGACCTTCGCCTAACATGAGAGACAAAGTGGATATTGTTCGTATTTAAATTGTTTTATTTGATATTTTAAAATTTTATTATTAAAATATAAAGACTAACAAGGAGAACTTATGGTTATGAAATTTCTGAACTTACAGCGTAATGTAGAACATTATGATGGTAAGCCAGGTTTTGTGTATAATGAGTTTATTATTACCGATTGTTATTTAGACGAAACTGGTAGGTTTCCTGTTAACCCTAAAAAGTATTATGGATTAACAGATAGCCAAGTTTTACAGATGAAAGGTAATAAAGCTTTAACAGTAAAAGGATAATATGGATGTACTTACTATTTTATGGTTATGTGGCATTGGAGGTATTCTTAGCTTTGGAATACTTGCTGCAATAATGTTTAGATAAAGCTAGAAAGGAGAAACTATGAGTAAAAAATGCGAAGGCGTAATTAGATATGACGATAAATCTAAGGCTGAAGGTTATAATAGTCAAACTATTTTTATAACAGCATACTGTAGTGGCAAGACATTTCACGATGTCTATCAACAGTTTTCTGAAACTCTTGAATGTATGTCTAATGGTATGGCAGGCCAAGAAAATCTGACTAACTTTGAAACAGAAGTAAGAACTATTGCAGATAATGATTAGTAAAATCTAACCTAGACAATATAAAAGTTATCGCTATATTAGGATAAATATGGCGATAACTATTGATCAAATACACCAGACAAATGAAGCCACCTTATCCTCGATGGAAAAAAAGTTTTGTGAGGGTATTGCAAGTGGTAAAGGTAAGAAACAAGCGGCTGTTGATGCAGGTTATTCAGAAACTTCTGCTCACGTACAAGCTGCCCGCAACTTAAAGAAAGATAAAATCCTCCAGTATATAGATCGGTTGCGTGTTGACACTAGGCGCTTGACGAGTGAATCTGTGTCAAAAGAGGTTGAAAGACTTGATAAAGTGTATGTTGATGCTTGCGGCAAGAAACAATATACAGCAGCAGTCAATGCGATAAGGTTGAAGTCTCAGTTGTTGGGGTTTTTGGTGGAGAAGAAAGAAGTGCAACACTCAACCCTTGACACTATGTCCGATGAAGACCTTGGCAAATTCCTTGATCAAATCAAAACCGAACACAAACTTGACTAAACAACATTCCGCAACCGTCCTTGACTCTTGATCCTAGTTGCGCAGTAGGGATCCGCAGCACTAGGGCTCAGCACTGATCAGCAAGGATCACGTTAAATAAAAAAAAGGATGATAGAGCTTTTTCCTCAAAAACAGAAAAATATATTTTAACGTATCTAAATGATTTAAAATAAATATTAATAAAATTATTATTAATTTAAAAAAAGAGTTATTATGATTTTATATATGTTAAGAGGTTTAATAGGTTATTCATTTGTTATTTTATTATTAAATTATCTAGTCTTTTTATTCTAGAACAAAATAAGAACATACAGTTTAGAATAATTCTAAACAACATAAATTATTTATTTACTTTTATAAAAAAATTTTTTAATATTCGTTAATTCTTAAAATTATATTTTCTAATAAATAGAAATCTTTTAAGAATTAGAAAGCGAGAATAAAATGAGTAAAAAAATAATAGAAAATAAAATAGCTTTATCTTTCAGAGAGTTTAAAGATAAAAAAATTTTATTTAGATTAGTAAATAATAAAAGAGACAAATCAAAGTCTTTTTTAATTTACGAAAACGCTAAATATTCAACGAATATAGAGTCAGCGTTTAATAATAATTATCGTAAAGTTGATATAGAATACGATACTACAAAAAATAATAGATTTAAAAAAGTAAATCTATTAATTGATATTCCGTCTTATTTAGATAAAAATAAAAAAGACTTATATCAAGATTTAATAAACTCAAATAAAGAGTATATTAAAAATAATAAAGTAGATAATTCAGTAATCGAAAATATTAAATACTTTGAAACTAAAATAAATAATCTTAAATAAGACTATTTAAAAAATATAAAAGCGTATCTATTAAATTAGATACGCTTTTTTTTTATTCTTTTTTTTACTTTCCTAATTTTCTTTTTTTAAAAATCGTATTAAGTTTGCTGAGAAAAATCATATAAAGTTTGTGGCGTAAATAGAGTTAATTAGAGAGAGTGGTATAGATATAGCGTGAAATCAGGTACATGCGTATAAATATCTCTAGAAAAAAAATTTTTTTTATAATATATCTTTACAATGGCATTTTTAAGTAGTAGCATTCCACCAATTTATTGTAAAATACGCAAGGAGTATTTATATGATCTTAAAAAACATAAAGGAGAGTCTGAAGACTGTGTTATCTTTGGTCTTAACTCTATTTCAGGTCGTGGCATACTATTTAACATTATGTTGGAAAATGGCGCTGCGTTTTGGCGTCTGCCGATTTGTGCCTTCTTCTCTAAAGGTATGGAAAGAAAAGATGTGCCAGATATGCCAAACCACTTACTTGAGTTGTGGAATAGTTTTGATTATTATCATAGCGTTATTCATTACGCTTTTCTAGAAGGTCAACGAGCAAAATATTTTGGTAAAGATAAGAAACTGTATAGTGGTGAGTATCTGTTTACTGTGGACTGGTGTCATCCTGATGCCAATCTACTTGATACAGATCATTCTGAAATCCCTCAGGAGCATAAATGCGCTCATATATTGGAGCTTGACAACGGTAATTTCGCTGCTCAGCCTAATAACAGAATATTATGGAATGTTAATTCGTTCACAGTTAGAAACGAAGTTCCCGATTACAAAGTTCAGACAAACGACTGGAATGTCGAAAACGAAGACTGGATAACTGAAGATACTGATAAATTTTTTTACGAGATAGAAGAAAAAAATTTTGATAAGTAATTAGGTGTTGCTTGATGTACACATTCTGTGTAGCCAAGCAGGGAGAGATGGTGGGTTCTTTTTTTGTTTTTATGTTCTATCTATAAGTATATAGGTAGAGCATGAACATATCAATATTATTACCAACGAGAAAAAGAATACCTTTATTAAAAAAAGCTGTAGGTTCATTAATCAATAATGCTAGAGAGCCAGAGAAGTTACAATTTTTATTTGGCGTAGATACAGATGACGAAGAAACTTTTAATTTTTTAAAAGAGAGTAAGTATCCTAATCAACTAGCTTTACAATTTAATCCTATAGGTTATCAAAACTTACATAAATATAATAATACTTTGGCTGGATATGCAAATGGAAAATGGATAATGTTTTTTAATGACGATGCTATAATGTCCACAAAAAATTGGGACGAAAAAATTATGGATTTTGAAGACGAGTTTTGCTTATTAAAATTTAAAGAACAAACAGGACATCCTTATAGTATCTTTCCCTGCTTTCCACAAACATGGTTTTATTTATTAGATCACATTAGTTTACATGGACAGAATGATGCATGGCTCTCTGAGATAGCTTACTTATTAAATATTATGAGAGATGTAGATATAAACGTAATTCACGATAGAGCAGATATTACTGGCAATAATAATGATGATACTTTTAGAGCTAGAATTTACAAAGAAGGTAATCCTAAAGAACCAGGAGACTTACATCACGAACAGATGGTCAAACTTAGATTTAGAGATGCTTTGAAAATAAGTTGGTATCTAGGATTAATAAATCAAAAGAATACTTTTCTTACAGATCATCTTGCAAATAAAACAGACCCTTTCATTTTACTTAAAGAAAAATTTGATATATATAAAAAGGAAGGCGGGTTAGGCGCAGGGAAACAAGATGCAAGAGTTACAGATCAAAGAGAAATTAAAGTCAGCTATTCAAATTTACCAAAAGACCAGGGATAGGAGAGCTGGTGATGTAATTAATCACTTAAACAATCTTCTAAGTACTTTTAAAGCTCGTAAAAATTTATTATCATATGCAAAACATATGTACCCGGGATACCAGGATCCTGCGCACATAAAACTAATTGCAAAAAATCTAGAGAAGCTTGAATCAGGTGATATTAAAAGACTAGCAGTCTTTATGCCACCAAGACATGGTAAGAGTATGTTATGTTCAGAATTTTTTCCTGCGTGGTATTTAGGAAACAATCCTAACGAATTTGTAATTCAATCTACTTATGCTCAAGAATTAGCAGATGACTTTGGTCGTAAAGTAAGAAACCAAGTTCAAGGAGATGATTTCAATAAAGTCTTTCCTCAAGTTGCTTTAAGATCAGACAGTACATCAGCTAAAAGATTTCATACTATACATGGTGGTACTTATTCAGCTGTTGGTGCAGGTGGCGCTATTACTGGTAGAGGTGCACACTTATTAATTATTGATGACCCGATAAAAGGTAGAGAAGACGCAGAATCAGAAGTGCAAAGAAGAAATCTTTTAGAATGGTATAAGTCTGTAGCTTATACTAGATTACAACCTGGCGGAAAAATTATAGTTATACAAACAAGATGGCACCAGGACGATCTTGCAGGATATATTTTAAATGAATCAGGAGAAGATTGGAAAGTTTTAGATTTACCTGCGATAGATGATAAAGGAAATGCTTTATGGCCTGAAGCTTACAATAAAGAAGATTTAGAAAAAATTCAAAATACAGTTGGTGAACGTGTATGGCAAGCTTTATACCAACAACGTCCTAGTAACGAAGAAGGTTCTATTATAAAAAAAGATTGGTGGAATATTTATCAAGGAGATAAAATTCCTACTTTAGGTTATGTTGTACAATCTTATGATACTGCATTCAGTACTAAATCATCCGCAGACTTTTCTGCGTGTACAACATGGGGAGTATTTACAGCAAGAGATGAAAACAATGTTCCTTATGCAGCTTGTTTATTATTAGATGCTTGGAAAGAAAGATTAGAGTATCCAGATTTAAGACAACGTGCGCAAGATACTTATTATGAGTGGATGCCCGATCAAGTTCTTATTGAAAAAAGAGCTTCAGGTCAATCTCTTATACAGGATTTGAGAAGATCAGGAGTTCCTATTGTTACTTATACTCCAGAAAGAGATAAAGTTTCTAGAACACATGGAGTAGCTTCTATGTTCGAAGGCGGTTTAGTGTTTACAATGGATGAAGATTGGACTAAGAGTGTAATCGAAGAATGTGCTCAGTTTCCATATGGAAAGCATGATGATATTCATGATACAATAGTACAAGCTTTAATGAGGATCAGAGAGAGTTTTTTAGTAACACACCCCGATGATCCCGAAGATGATGATTATGAAAAACGAAAGCAATTGCGCAAAGACAAACATTATTACTCTTGATAAGTGGAGAGTAACACCTCGTAAAAAAACCTCTGAAGAAGCTAATAAAATTCAAGATGATCAAGTAGTAGATGCTTTTCATGATGCATGTATAAAGATTTCAGATAAAGTAGATATTAAAGGATATGCCTTGGTAGCATGGGACGAGAAAGGAGTACCTTGTATTTCGTGGTCTACAGGCCATAATAAAAATCCTATAAGCGAAATGATGCTTCCGACCTTTACACAATCAGTATTTCAAGGTATATTGAATAAAAAATTAAGTACACCGGAGGACTTAAAAGATGAGTAACCCATTTAAAAGAGTAGGCAAGCAACCTAGACTAGGCGTTAAAAGTTTTAGTGTCGAAGATGTCAAAGCTGCTGATAAAAGATTTTATGATAAATTTCCTGGAGCAGTAGAAGATGCAGCTATGTTAAAAAAAGCTATGCAAAATCCCGGAGATGAAGTTGTAAAAGTTGATGATAGTAGAAAAGCTGAACATGCAAAAATGATGAAAGCAATGAAAATAGAAGTGGAGATATCATAATGAAAATGACAGCAGGCGCAGGATCAGGAGTTGGAAGAATGCAAAACTCTAAGATCACTGGTAAGATGATGAAGAAAAAAAAGAAAAAGAAAGGCAAGTTTCCAGATATGTCTGGAGATGGTAAAGTAACTAAAAAAGATATTTTAATTGCAAGAGGTGTAATTAAAAAAGGTAAAAGGAAAAAAAGATAATGGCTAAAACAACTAAATCAGTTACAAAAGATATTTTAGATGTTGACTTTGAAGATGTTACAAAATCAAAAGATTTTGATGATGACGGATACGAAGAAGGTAAATCAAAAGATAGAGAGTTGATGGCTAAAAAAGAGGACGATACTGTAAAAGGTAATTTTGGTAAAGGTGGAGTTATATATAAAGGTAAAGCAAAAGATTATCCAGGAGTTACATCTATTATAAAAAGAAATAGAGCCAAAGTAGTTCCAATAAATCTTAATAAAAAAAATAAATAGATGGCCAAACGAAAGTTTGTTCATTTTGTACCAAGACCAAAACCAAAGAAAAGACCTCGAAGACATAAAAAAAGTTTGAATAAAGATGAAAAAAGAGATTTTAAAAAATATGCGAGGCAAGGTAGATGAAAGAGTTTATATGTCCTAATGGTAAAATGTCTGTCAATGGTATTTGCGAAATCTTTTCTGGTAACGATCCAGATCAACCAGCGTTAAAAAAATCTACTTACGATACTATAATTGAAGATGAAATCTATTCTGATAGAACAGACATTGCAGGTGAAGCACCAAAACAAGATAAAATTTCTTTTCTAGAAAAAATTTTAGGTAAAAGCAATACGCCTAAATCAGATATGAATGTCGTTACACCTAAATCAGATATGAATACTGACTCTCCAAAAATGATAGATACACAAAAATTTGTAGATGAATTTAAATCTAGTAATAAAGCTCCTGAATTATCTAAGATGAAAGAGATAGATAAAATTTCAGAAACTATAAGTCCTAAAACAGATATGGTTGGAAAAAAAGTATTCGAATGGGATATGGATAAAATTACAGAATCAGCTATGGAAACAGCAGATAATATTATTAAAACAAATACAGAATATTATAACGAATTTGTACAAAAAAAACTTGGCTTAGAAACTAAGACGCAAGAAAAATTAAGAGCTTTATCTTCGTTTTCAGCTTTAGCGCAAGGTAAAATAGCAGCTGCAGTCTTACCATTTGCAGCACCTTTTATACTTGGCGGACAAATGAAGAAGAAAGAAATAGATAGAATAACAGATATAACAAATCAAGATCCACAAGGAGATATTACAACTTTCGATATTAAGACTATGAATATTACACCTTCTAATAGAGATGACTACATGGGAGGTGGTGGTAAAGTAGATAAATCTTCTCCTAGTCAAAAACAAGAAAGCAGATCTGCATTTGATTCATCAGCGAGAGGGAGAGCATTACATGGCTAGAACAAGAATTAGACCTAGAAGAAGAAGGGAAAGACCAATTAAAACATCTGTTAAATCTGGTAATTTTAGACCGACCAAAAAAGGAGCTGGAATGACACGTAAAGGTGTTATGGCATATAGACGAGCTAATCCAGGTTCTAAATTACAAACTGCAGTTACTGGTAAAGTTAAACCTGGAAGTAAAGCAGCAAAGAGAAGAAAATCATATTGCGCAAGATCACTTGGACAATTAAAACGATCATCTGCAAAAACTAGAAATAATCCTAATTCAAGAATAAGACAAGCTAGAAGAAGATGGAAATGTTAAAAGAATTTATAAAAAAATTATTAGGAATAGATAAATTAGAATTTAAAATTAGATTGTTAGAAAGAAAAAATTATTGGAGAGAAAAATATGGCGTTAAAGATATCAGACGAAGCTAAGGTACAAATGCCTATGAAGACCGTAGTGTCACTGATTGTTGTAGTGGCAGTAGGCGTGTGGAGTTATTTTGGTATTGTAGAACAACTTAATAGACACAGTACACAGATAGAATTAATGGTAAAAGATTTAGAACATAATACAGAGTTTAGAATAAAATGGCCTAGAGGTCAAATGGGTTCACTACCAGCTGATAGTGAACAATTTATGATGATTGAAGATTTATATAAAACTACTGATAAGTTGAATACACATATCGAATCAATGGCTCTAAATAAAGTTAACATAGAATTTTTAAGAAAACAAATGGATAAGGTTTTAGAAGATATTGAAAAATTGAAAGACGCTAATCGAGAGATTGGTTACAAGAATGGGAGTTACTCTCAATGATTGAAAGTGTTGTAGCTCTTATTATGTTTATTGGAGCAGAAATAAAAGAACATAGAATACAAGAAAATATGGCCGCATGTTTGCGTGGTAAAAGACATGCCGAAAGACAATATACACCTAATGTTCAATATAAATGTATAAAATCTATGGCAGAAACAGAGATATACATGGGTGAGAAATCAATTAAGAAATTAATACTAGAATAATTACTATTTTTGTTTTATATCTCTAGTAGGATTATATGGTATGAACCAGGAGGTATTATGAACTTATGAGAAAAGGATTATACGCAAACATAAACGCAAGAAGACGTGCAGGTACTTCTAGACCAAAATCTAAAAGTACTATTACTAAAAAAGCTTACAAAAACATGCGAAAAGGATTTAAAAAATGACATTAGAACAAGGCTTACTTATGTTATTTTTTGGAATTGTAGCTATCGCAATAGGTGGAACAATCGCTTATCAAATTTTTAAAAGAGTAAATAAATGATTGCAAGACCTTCTTTTAGAAAAACTATGAGTACACCAACAAAAAGAAAAGGAAAAAAAGTACCAAAAAAATATTTATCTGGTACATCTGGTAAACTTAGAGCTAAAAGAAAAGCTGCAATTAAAAGATTAAATAAAGATAATAAAGGTTCAGGTGTTCTACCAGGAGATAAAAAAGGTGGAAAATTTGTAGGGTCTAAAAAAGAAAGTATTCATAATAAAAGATTTAGGAGAATGTATGGCTAAAAAAAAATCAAGTACTGCAACAGCAATCAAAAATAAAGCAAAAAAAACTGGTGTATCAGCTTCTAAGATAAGAGCTATTTATAATAGAGGATTAGCTGCATATAGAACAAGTGGTCATAGAAAAGGTGTAAGTCCACAAGCATGGGCTATGGCTAGAGTTAATTCAGCATTGACTGGAGGAAAAGCTGCTAAAGTAGATAAAGATATTTTAAAAGGTAGACGAGATAAAAACAGAAGACCAGACGGTAGAAAAAAAGCGAAGACTAGGAAAAGATAATGGCATTAGAAGTAGAACTGGATAAAAAAAAATTAGAATTTACTGATGATAAAGGTCAAAAAGTAAAAGTAGATGTAGATTCAGATTCAACAGAAAAAGAAGAAGAAGCTTTTGAATCAAATCATTATTCTAATTTAGCAGAAGAATTACCAGATCAAGAAGTTTTAAATATTGGTAAAAGTCTTATTAAATCTTTTGAAGACGATAAAGCTTCTAGAAAAGATTGGGAAGACCAATATTCAAAAGGTCTTAAAATGTTAGGAGTAGTTGTAGAAGATAGACAAGATCCTTTCCCGGGAGCTTCTGGTGTTCATCATCCTTTAATGTCAGAAGCAGCAACTCAGTTTCAAGCTAGAGCAATATCAGAAATGTTTCCAGCAGGTGGTCCTGTAAAAACACAAATAATTGGAAAACAAACAGATCAAAAAATAGAACAAGCTCAACGTGTTCAAGATTTTATGAATTATCAAGTTACTAATCAAATCACTGATTACTTTAATGAACTAGATCAAATGTTATTTTATTTAGCTCTTGCAGGATCTGCTTTTAAAAAAATATACTTTGATAATTCTCTAGATAGAATTTGTTCAAAATTCGTACCAGCAGATCAATTTGTTATATCTTATGAAAATACAGATTTAGAAACAGCAGAAAGATATACTCAAGTTATGAAATTAACAACAAATGAAATTAAAAGAAAACAAGTTGAAGGTTTTTATAAAGATGTAACAATTACACAAAATCAAGGTTCTCAAACTACTAACGATGTAGTTGAACAAACTATGCAAAAATTAGAAGGTATGTCAGCGTCTATGGCGGATAAAATACATACTGTTCTAGAAATACATGCCGATATAGATTTAGGAGAAGATAATTCAGGATTAGCTTTACCTTATATTGTTACAGTAGATTATACAAGTGGACAAACTTTATCTATTAGAAGAAATTGGAAAGAAGATGATCCCTTAAAAAGAAAAAGAACTTATTTTATACATTACAAATATTTACCAGGCCTTGGCTTTTATGGATTCGGTCTTATACAGATGATCGGTGGTTTACAACATGCAAGTACTGGTGCATTAAGAGCTTTACTTGACTCAGCAGCTTTTGCAAATCTAAATGGAGGATTTAAAGCAAAAGGTGCCCGAATAGAAGGCGGTGATATTACTGTCTCTCCTGGAGAATGGGTTGATGTAGAAGCGTATGGCGATGATCTTCGAAAGTCATTTATCCCTCTTCCATTTAAAGAGCCATCGCCTACGCTATTGCAATTGCTAGGAGTATTAACAGAATCAGGTAGAAGATTTGCAAGTATTGCTGATGCTATGGTAGGTCAATCTGCTGGTTCTGGACCAGTCGGAACTACAATTGCTTTAATTGAACAAGGAAGTAAAGTATTTAGTGCAATACATAAAAGATTGCATCAAGCACAAGGTAGAGAATTCAAACTTATATATGAATTAAATGGAGAGTATTTAGATGATGAATATCCTTATGATGTAATCGGAGAAAGAAAAACAATTAGAAGAAAAGATTTTGATTTTGCAGTAGATGTCGTACCAGTAAGTGATCCTAATATTTTTTCTCAAGCGCAAAGAATTGCATTAGCACAAACAGGTTTACAACTAGCACAACAAGCACCAAGTATTATTGATACTAAAGAAGCTTACAGAAGATTTTTACAATCTTTAAATATACCAGATTATAATGACTTAATGATTCAAGATGAAGAAACACCAAGACGTGATCCAGTTTCTGAAAACATGGCTTTGTTAAATGGTAAACCAATTAAAGTATTTGAAGATCAAGATCATGCTGCACATATTGCAGTGCACCAACAATTTATGATGGATCCTAGATTTGGTGGCAATCCTCAAGCTAGAGAAGTTTTATATCCATTAATGATGGCACACTTAGGTCAACATATGGCATATTTATATCAACAACAAATGCAATCTCAATCTCCACAAGGTGTTCCAACATCTACTGGAGAAATAAACAAAGAATTAAGAGATGAAGATACAAATGATATTTCAATAGAACAAGAAAATAGAATTGCTGTTGCAGCAGCGCAAGCAGCACAAAATTTAATGGGTAGTATGCCACCATCACCAGAGCAACAAAAAGAACAAGCTGAAATGATGGAGAAACAAGCTAATTTACAATTGAAAGCAGAAGAGCTTAATATAAGAAAAGCTAGATTTGCAGAAGGTGTAAAAGATAAGGAGAGAACACAACAAAGAAAAGATGCTGAAACAAAAGCTAAGATAGTTGAAACAGCTTCTAGAGTTGCGAAACGTGATAGTTAATGGCAATAAAACCTGAGGAAATTAGAAAAGCTAAGAAATTTTTAGAAAATAAAAAACTTTCAATCAAAACAATCAAACCAAGAGTGTTTGCACAAGTTGCTAATAAAGCAAATGTGCCTTTCGATAAATTATTAAATACAATTGTGGAGGGAATAAGTGGAAAGATTAATAATAGCAATAAAAAAGAAAATTAATCAACATAAAACAGATTTAGGTTCTAACCTTTTATCAAAAGGAGTAAAAGAAAATTTTGATAGAGTGCAAGGTATTGCACAAGGTCTTGATAAAAGTTTAGAGATAATAAATGAAACAGTTGAAAAATATAAGGAAGGAGATTTAGATGATCAGTAAAGATGTGTGGGCAACAGATGAAAGTATACCTACACCTGATAAAGTACCACAACCAGTAGGTTATAGAATTTTGATAAGACCTAAAGGTGTAATGGAAAAAACTAAAGGTGGAATTTATTTAACAGATACAAATAAAGAACAACAAACATATTTAAATTCTGTTGGTAAAGTAATTGCTGTAGGACCAGAATGTTACAGTGACAGAAAACAACCTTGGTGTAAAGTCGGAGATTGGGTAGTATTTGGTAGATACGCTGGAGCCAAAATCTCTGTACAAAAAGTCAAAATGGTGTTAATAAATGATGATGAGGTACTTGCTACTCTAGAAAATCCAGAAGTGGTATCTCAACAAGTATAATAAACATTAGATTATCTAATGACAACATAGGAGTAACTATGCAAAACGAAGAAAATAATAACGAGAAAGACATAGAAATTAAGCTTGATGAACAACCATCTGAAAAAGAAATAGAGGTTCCTGCGAACCCTATTGATGCTTTGGTTGAAAAAGCTGAAAATGAAGAAAAAGAGAAAGAAAATGATAAAACTTTTGAAAATGAGAGAGAAGTAAAATTAGAAGAACAAAAAAAAGTACCTCCGTATTCAGAAGAAATGCCATATTCTGAAAAGGTTCGTAAAAGAATTGCAAAAGAAGTGGCAAAAAGAGCAGAAGCAGAACAGAAAGCTGTTGATTTAGAGCAAAGACTTGCACAATTAGAGAAAAAAACTTTTGAAATTGCAAGTAAGAGCTTAAAAAACAACTATACAACTGTATCTTCAGAACTAAAATCAGCTATCGAAGAAGGTAATACTGATAAACAAGTAGAACTTTATGAAAAAATGGCTGATATTAGAGGTCAAATGTCTAAAGCTGATGAACTTAGTGCAGAAGTACCTAAAACTGAAAAAAAAGAAAAATCAACTCCGCCTTTAGCAGCAGATTGGGTTAAAGAAAACAGAGAATGGTTTAATAAACCAGGTTTTAGAAAAGAAACTGCTATGGCTTATGGTATTGATGCAGAATTAACTGAAGAAGGTTGGGATGTTAATGATCCAGACTATTATATCGAAATGGATAAACGATTAAAAACCTCTGGATTAAAGTATTTTGATAAATCTTCAGAAGAAGCTGTTCAAACAGATAAAAATGTAGTACAAAAAAACAACAGAGTGCAATCTCCTGTTGCTGGCGTTTCTCGTAAGAAGGGAAATGATAGTAATAGAGTAAAGCTAACCTCTGATGATATTAATACCGCTAAAACTTTTGGTATTGATATTAACGATGAAGCGGCACTAAAGCGATTTGCAAAAGAAGTAAAAACTTTTAGCAACAATACGTGAAGGTAAAGGAGCACGACATGAGTAATAAAATAAAAAACGAAACTAGAGTTGAAGAATCAACTAGAGTTTCACAATGGCGCCCTAGTAATTTATTGGAGGCACCTGAACCTAGAGCAGGTTACAAACAGAGATGGATTGCAACTATGGTTTTAGGTCAGGAAACACCAACAAACGTGGCTAAACGATTGAGAGAAGGTTGGCAACCTCGTGACCCTAAAACGGTCAAGAATGCTGGTCATTATCCAACGATAGAACATGGCAAGTTTGCTGGTTATATAGGTATAGAAGGTATGCTACTCTGTGAAATGCCAGAAGAAATGGTAAATGAACGTAATTTATATTACGCACGAATGACTGAAAACTTAATGAGATCAGTCGAACAAGATATCCACAAAGTAGAACAGCCGGGTAATCCTATTCAAAAGTCTTTCAAAACTGATGTTACTAGAGGAGGCTTTAAAGAGTAACAAATAAATAGGAGACTATAATATGGCAAACGTTGACGCACCTCAAGGTTTTATACCTTTGAGACACTTAACCGGTGGCGTTATCAGACCTCAAGAATATCCTATTGCAAACTCTTACGCTGCTAATTTGGCATCAGGTGATTTAGTAACTATGACAACTGATGGTACTATAATTAGAGGTACAGCAGGAGGAGTGGCTTTAGGTGTATTCTACGGAGTTGAATACATTGAGAACAGCACCGGGGACGTTAAATTTTCTAAAGTTTGGAATTCAGGTACTACTGTAAAAGCAGGATCTGATGTAAAAGCTTTAGTCTATGACGATCCAAACATAACATATAAAGTTCAATGTAACGGTACATTTGCAGCAGCTAACGTAGGTGAGTTAGCTAATGTAACTATCGGAACATATGACTCTACATTCGGATATTCGAAAGACGAGCTTGATATTAGCACACTAGCTACTACAGCAAAAGTTTTAAGAATATTAAGATTGATAGATGAACCAAACAACGCAGTAGGCGCTGATGCTGATGTGGAAGTTGTTATCAACTTACACTTATACGGTACACGTCAAGCTGGAGTATAAGGAGATTGAACTATGGCTTTAAATAGAGCGTTATTTACCAAACAGCTCAATCTAGGTTTAAATACCGTGTTTGGTATGGAGTATGACAGATATCCAGAACAATGGAGAGAAATCTACTCTACAGAGCAATCACAAAAAGCATTCGAAGAAGATGTACAAATGATCGGATTCGGTGCTGCACCAACAAAAGCTGAAGGTGCTGCAATATCTTATGAATCTGGCAGAGAAGGATTTGTATCTAGATACGTGCATGAAACAATCGCTTTAGCATTTTCTATTACAGAAGAAGCTGAAGAAGATGGTTTATACGGATCTTTAGGTGCAAAATATGCTAGAGCTTTAGCAAGATCAATGCAACATACTAAAGAAATAAAAGGTGCAAACATCTTAAACAATGCAACTAGCGCAACTCAAGTTGGTGGTGACGGACAACCTTTATTGTCTGCTTCTCACCCTCTAGGTGGCGGTGGTACTGCTTCTAACAAATTAGGCACAGCAGCGGATTTAAGTGAAACTTCTTTAGAGACACTTTTAATTCAAATTGCACAAGCCGAAGATGATAGAGGTATACCTATTGCACTAACTGGACAAAAGTTAATTGTTCCACCTAACTTAGTGTTTATTGCTGAAAGAGTCCTTAAGTCTAATTTAAGACCAGGAACTGCAGACAATGACATTAACGCAATGAGAAATATGGGTATGATTCCAGGCGGAGTAGTCGTTAACCAAAGACTAACTGATACTGATCAATACTTCATTATGACTGATTGCCCTGATGGAATGAAACACTTTGTAAGAGCACCAATCAAAAAAGCTGTTGAAGGCGATTTTGAAACTGGTAATCTAAGATACAAAGTTAGAGAAAGATACTCTTTCGGTTTCACAGACTGGAGAGCT